TGGGGTTACAGTAGCCGATGGTACAACACTAGGATTTGTTGCCGCCGTTGCCGCACTTGGACTCGCTGATGCAACTGCAGTGATCACCACCACCGCGGGCGCTGCCGGTACTCCTGGCACATTTGATGGTGGCGCGTATGCTAACTGGTTCCGCGCTCTTAACACAGCAAAAGCTCCTAATGGCTTCCCAGTTCTAACTTCGGTTGGTCCCGTTGCTGTAATTGAGCGTGAAAATAAACCGACCAAACGTTATATTCCACGTGCTGACGGCACTTACTGGAGTGGTGCTGCTTGGGTTGTTTGGACTGCTTAATACCTGAAACAAACCGTTATGAAGACAAACGCCCCGTAGGGGCGTTTTCTTTTGCCACTATACCTAATGCTTAACACATAAATATCTGACATGCTTATGAGAATACACCAATGACGTCTTGTGTCGACCAACCCAATGGCAATAGTTGTCCCGAAACTTCTTCGTGGTCGACGTGCCGCCCGTGGGATATAGCGGCACAAAATAAGACAAACTGTTATGCTGACAGTATACAGCAAGAGACCCTCAATATTGCAGGCGCACAGGTTAACGTGTTCAAACTGCTTGGTGTGCACGAGCAAACGCAACTGGTTGACCTAACAGGCAACGGCACAGCTATATCAGGTGGTACGGCAAGTAGTTTCTCACCAGCAAATGCGTTTGACGTGTATAAGACGGAATGGCGCTCTTTACAAGCTGGGTCACCAGCAATTCTTGCGTCGGCGTATATTGGATATGATTTTGGAGTTCAAAAGCTTCCTAGTGGAAGACAACGGTACGGCATTGATGCGGCTGTACGTCAACATATTACCACAATCAAGATCAAACAGGGCAGCACAGCTTCGATGCGTGCAACCAAGGTTCGTGTAGAGCGTTCCGAGAATGGGGTCGACTGGTACGGAGTTGCTGTTATCAATCTACCTGATAATGATCAGTTAAACGTGATCAACTTCAAACATAGCGTGCCAAATAGGTATTGGCGTTTACGACCCGTTGCTTTCAATGGTACTGAATGCGACAGCTGGAGTGTAGTTGCATTGGAGATGTACGACTATTCCGTTACTCATCTGAGCAACATTCAGGACAAGATCTTGATGGAGAACCGTGATCGCGAGTATCAAGATTCTGCAATACTGCTGAAAGGCTATTATGATCTCGTTAATGTCAACACAGACTTGACTCGGTTTGGTATTGAGATTCCAACTGCCAACTATCAGATTCGTGTTAACTTTAGTGCAACTGTTGCAGCGTTGGGTCGTCCAGTTGTAATCGGTGATATCATTGAGTTGCCAAGTGAAGCTCAGTATACTCCTGACATGAAGCAGGTGAAACGATTCCTTGAAGTTACCGATGTGACTTGGGATGCGTCAAGCTATACTCCAGGCTGGATGCCAACCATGTTGATGGTAACGGCACAACCAGCGCTGGCATCACAAGAGACACAGGACATATTTGGTGATCTCAGTAAGAATATTGATTCATCGGGACTGTTCGATACTGACGATGGCAATAATGAGATGTATCAAGACTTTTCGACGATTGATCAAACGATTGATCAAGAATCTAAGACACTGGTGCCCGAACGTGGCAGTGAAGGGTCTAACGTCATTCGGTCATTCGAGGAAGAAGAGTTGGAAGCTGCAGCAGTTGCTGGATTCCCACACATCAATAAGATGGGCTTTAACAACAAGGGACTGTATGTCGAAGATGCCATTCCACAGAATGGTGCTCCATATACAGAAGGCCCCGAACTGCCAACGTCTCCAAAGAATGGTGATTACCACCGATTGACGTACGTTGGATTGGCTCAGGACGTCCCTGCACGTCTATATAGATATTCAGTAACAAAACAACGCTGGGTATTCCTAGAAAGTGATAAACGCTATCAATACAATAACCAAAAGGTTGTATTAGACGAGTACGTGACCAGCCCAAATAAAACCTTTGCGAGCGAGATTAAATAATGGCAATGCAAACGGATGGATACTACTACAACCAACAACTGAAGAAGTATGTGCTTCAGTTTATGGCAATTTTTAGTGGACTTCAGGTCCAGGTTGGTAAATCAGCCACTCTGGAAGAACGCCTAATCGGTGTGCCTATTCATTATGCAACAACCGACCGGGTAGTTGCATCAATAATGGGAGCTAATACGCAGAACAAACCGCTACGCTTACCACTGATGTCTGCATACAAGCGAAACCTTACTTTGGATATGTCTCGTGCAAAAGGAACAGGTGGCGAACGCCGCAATGCTTATACTCCTGTTGGTGGATTGGTTCCCGATGACTCTCGTGTGATTTACCAGCGTATGCCAGTTCCGTATAACCTGGAAATGGAACTGTCATTGTATTGCAGTAACACCGATCAAGAATTCCAAATACTCGAACAGATTCTCCCACTGTTCGACCCAACGTTAGTTATTCAAACGTCTGACGCTCCAATGGATTGGACTCGTATGACGCACGTTGAGTTGACAAGTATGAGCAACGACAATAACTACCCCGTAGGTAGCGAACGTCGAATCATTCAAAAAACATTCTCCTTCAGTATTCCTATCTGGATTGACATTCCTGCAGATGTGCGGCACAACCTGGTGGAGAAGATTTTCTTACGCATAGGTGCTATCAGCACGGGCGCTGTGACAAACGAAGACATCATTGCTGATTTAGATAGTCAAGGTCTTGAGTATGACCTCGTGCACGATGCGTCAGATGTAGAGATTTAATTGAATTTACGACGGTACTCTTCGGTTGCTGTATAACTAACAGCCCCGTACCGCTCGTGGTTTGTCGTACTGCGTTTTTCATTCGTATCAGCCAATCCTGCAAAACAGGCACTTGAACAATATGTTGGAAACGTAAATCTATATTTTCCATTCAATCTCATTTTCACATCTCTACCACAAGTCTGGCATACAGGTTGTTCGGTGATTCCCAATAGTAAAACATGCAACCGCGTCTTAGGACATGCAGACCCCCTTAAAAATGACGTAGCATCAATCACAGCTTGCATTAACACTGGCTGGTTCATAAGTTTTCTCATAAACCGAACATGCAATTTATGTGCGGATGTAATTACACTGTGCTGTTTTAGAATGTGGAGTAAGTAGTTTCTGTTCATAACCATATAGACTGTACCTCTCATATTTACAAAAGATATTACGAACGGGTAACTACTAATAAATACCCCTGCCTAATCTAAAGGAGATTTGTAATGGCTAATCTAGTATCCCCAGGTGTATCGGTCACCATCACCGACGAAAGTTTCTTCATTCCAGCCGCAGCAGCGACTGTACCTTTGTTCTTCGTCGCTACAGCTGACGAGAAGAAGCGTGCTGACGGTGTAACAGATGCCGCTGGTACCTTTGAAAGCAATGTTATTCGCACTGTTACATCTCTCAAGCAGAGCACAGAACTGTATGGTATTCCAAACTTCCTTGAAGACTCAGCTGGCAACCCTCTGCATGGTGACGTCCGCAACGAATACGGCGTCTTCGCTTTGAACCAATATCTGGGAATTGGCGACCTTGCTTATGTCGTTCGCGCAAACGTAAACCTGAACGATAATCTGGTTGATATCCGCGCATCGTGGGATGTAAAGATGCAAGAATCTGCATATGTTCTTGAGAACCTGATCAACGCATACCTGAATGAATATAACACTGCAAACGGCTTCGTGCAATCGGGTGGTCAAACATCAATCGGTACGATGAACACATTGGTATCGGGCTCTGGTTATACCACCGGTACATACACAAACGTTGCACTAGTTGGTGGGTTGGGCTCAACCGCAACGGCCAATATCGTTGTTGCTCCTTCTGGCATCGCCACCCTCGGCGCAATCACTCCTGGCTCAGCATATACAGCTGGCACTTACACCAATGTTCCTCTGACCAACGTAACAGGTACGGGCGTTGGCGCAACCGCCAACATTACTGTCGCCAGCGGCGTTGTTACAGCCGTGTCAATGGTTAAGCGTGGTCAAGGATATGCCGCAGGCAACGTTCTATCTGCTGCTGCTTCAACTATCGGTTTCACAGGTTCTGGTTTCAGCGTTCCTGTTAGTGCATTAACTGCAACAATCACAACTCTGGGCACAGTTGTTGGTGGTACCATGTATCCAGTTGGATCATACGTAAACGTTCCACTGACTGGTGGTAATGGTACTGGCGCGACCGCCAACATTACTGTTACGGGAACTTCTGTTGGCACCAACACTATCGCCACTCCAGGTACGCTGTACACCAACGGTACCTATTTGAACGTCCCCCTGGTCACGGTTACTGGTACAGGCACACTTGCTACTGCCAACATTACTGTCGCCGGCGGCGTTGTTACAGCTGTGGCTATTATCAATGCTGGATCGGGCTATGCAGTTAACGACACTGTGGGCGTTAATAATGGCGTTGCTTTAGGTGGTACTGGTTCTGGTTTCGTTCTGACAGTAACCTCTCTCAAGGGATCCGTTGCAACCGCGGTCCTGGCGTCGTCTGGCGTTGGCTATATCGATGGCAACACACTATCAGCTCTTAACACCAATTTGGGTGGATCTGGTTCAGGATTCAGCGTACTTGTTGATGCCACATCTACAGGCGTAACTCAAGTAACCATC